GCGCATTCTTCAGTAATCTACAGGTTTTAAGAAATTGTTATTGGTCTAACATGTAACGCCCATACGATCTGATCTACGCCAGTATCTACTACTGTATTAGAACCCCAGAACAGGTCTTGGCGTCTTTCGAGCGCTGCTGTTAGATTGGTCGCGAAACCAAAGCAGCCTCCTCCAGAGACGATATTGGGTAGTTTGAACATATATAAAGGTGTTCCATTTGTTAGATTGAATTCATTAGCTGAGCCATCACTTTGAAAGTTGACCAGAGTTGTGCTAGTAACATCATACCATCCGGTATAGCCACTAGAGTTGTAAACTATTACTTCATAAACGTACTGAAAAGTGTCATAGGTCGTCGCTAAGACATTCAGTAACATACATACCTCTGATCCGGCGGCTATAGTTGTAGCCGCTCCAAAATAAAAATAGGTATCATAGGTTCCTGCGCCTCCTATATTTGTACTCGCCAGAATAGGAGTTGGTACCATTAATCCTCTCACTGTAAATTTTATTTTGTAAGAAATGTAAGCATTATAAAGAGTTAGATATTCCGGTGTCCCCGAAAACGGGATATATGAACTTGCTGCGACAAGCGCGAACGATGCTGGTACTACCAATCTGGCATCCGCATCCTCAGCTCGCGTCCATAATGTGTCGTTAAAATGTCCAGGAGCACCAACTGTTATAGGTTGGTAAACATTAACCATGGCAGAGTCGTACATAGACATTATCATTCGTACTCTTTCATCCGCCGCTCCAAACTCAGTTAAGGATGCGTCGGGGTCATATAATATTACGGGTATGACTGACCCGGCTTGAAGTGCATTAGTCGTTGGAACTAGGTGTATATAAACTTCTTCCATTTTATAGCGCTGGTACATTTCTGCCAGCTGCCGTATTCTCGTTCCATTCAAATTTATTGGGGATAGAGGAAATCTCACTAGTATCTCTCCCGACGTTGTCGGCTCCCATAGGGTAGCTGACGTGGGGATACATTCTATCGCACCCAAATATTCGGTACCTTCAATGGTTACTCCATCGAAATCCGACCTTTCTTGATCTCCCATTCTTAAATCCAATTCTGACTCACTTTCCCATTGATGCACTACTGGCACTGGGTCTCCTCCTGCAGATCTCATTCTACCACTCTTTTTACTTCGCACTTTGTTCCTAACCTTGTTATGGAACGCCTTTAAAGGAGTAGAGGTAGTAGATTTGATAGTATTGGCATTACGCTTGCGAGGATTCCTCCGTCTTCTAAAAGACCTATTTCTCCCACGAGTGTTTCCAACATTCCGCCCGTTTTTGACGGGTTGGTTCCGGTCTCGAGCTGCTTCAATAGTTCGTCTAAGCGATTCAAGATGGCGTCTAATTGCGCGTTCTTTTTGCTGTTTGTTGAGTTGCTTACTTTTCTTGGCATTACTCATATAATTCTTTTACGTATTCTTAAGCACCTTTCGATGCGAATGCTCGTAACCCACCCTACCTCCCTTATACCTTCTTTTTATTTTAGTAAGAAGAAGGATAAAAACTTACTGCATTGGGTTATCTTTCAAAACAATCAGGTTGAGATTAAAGTTTGTTATGAAGTCGAACGGCGACCTCAAACAACTTATTAGATGACAGATCGTTTGGAGAGCTGTATAGTCTAAACCATACATATCACTTATTAACCATCCACTTTTCTGATAATCAAAGTCACAACTTGCTCGTCGCAAGTCATTCCACTGCTTATCATGCTGTTGGAAGTAATAGTTTTCTACTCTCTCTGGATCATCCCATTCGTTAAACAAATGGTCACCCATCCCTCGGAGTGCTGTTAAATATTCCCTGATTATAGGTATATTTGGAATTTTTCGTCCGCAGTAAAAGGAACATAGATAAGCTGCGACGTTATAAGGTTGCTCCGCCCAGATGATTCTTCGTTCATCGTTGGGCTTTAGATACTGTATCATATCTTTGACTAGTTTGTGTGGATCCTTTGAAATTTTTGGTGCTTTGCAGATAATCTGAGAAACTAAGGGCGCCGCCCCTATATTATTATCCACTGTGGGGTACCACGTGTTCTTAAGGAACACGGATCCCTGTATGTCTGGTGTTACATCAATCATACTACACTTGACACCAAAACTCTCGACGATCTTTTCTATCTGGTCTAAACTTGGTCCATAGTCCACTATGAACTCCATAACTGACAAATTTATTAATACATTCTCGAGCGAATTATGTAGAGTGGTTTTAAAACTGCCACTCCATTCCATCCACCATTCGAGTATTTTACAAAATACTTGTCTCCTGGCCGATAACTTAAGCTTCAGGAACTTTGGATGGTACGCTTCTATCACTTGGTCCATGAAGGTATCCGGAAGTGAAGCCGCGAATTTAATAAGGTCAAAACTCCATTTGTGAAAATGGACATTAGAACTACGGTCAAAACTCTTATAATCTAAGCATAGCGTTAGTTTTGTAAATCGTTGACCATTATAACGGAGAATGGAATCGTCTCCTTGTACGAGAATCTTAGAGTTCACAGAACGCTGTGCCTCTCGACCCCATGCCGTTAAAGCGTCTGAATTCATTCCTGACGCGCACCTGTAGTTTACTTCGTGGCCCCGCATTGTTATGCTAAGGTCATCTCTTTTGAAATTTTTCATAATCGCATCTACATAAGGTGCCATATATATATTTAGAACTGTTGAAAAGGGGTAGTAGATCCGTTGTTTAAAGTAGTATCGCGGTATACCATCCACGATCTCTACTCGAGGCAATAACATTTCGTTCGTTTTGCCTTGGGCCCTGAGAACTTCTGGTTCGAATTTCTCGTACACTGTCCTATCATACGTTCTTTGGTAGATAGCTCTTTTCTGCCCATCTTCTACTGAGTTTATATATTCTTGAACTGTCTGTACCGGTCCTGTTACATACAGCTGTTCCTTTATCGTACTTCCGTACTTTTCAACATAATATTGAACCGACTCTCCGATCCTACATTTAGCCTGTCCGAACTTGCATTCACAATCCCCACTCAACTTTCTGTAAAACCTATAGATCATAGCTGCGGCAACCATCTGTGTTCCGCCTGTGTATAATCCCAAAGTTGAGTTAGCTCCTACTAACCACATTGTTTTCTCTTGTGGTTCGACTTCCTTGGCGACTTCTTCGTCTAAAACCTTCGGATAGTCATATGTGTCGAATGTCTTTAAAACTTCTGGGGGAAAGTTCGTAGCTGGATACATACCCGTATCTTCTTCAGCTAATCTGTAAAACCCGATGCCATAATCTGTATCTAAAGCCTGCCCTTGTTGCATGTGACTTAAAATAGATCTCGCTATGTTCAATGAACCCATTGATACCTTCTTGCAAGTATCTATTACGTTTTCGTCCACAACGTATCTTATGACCATGTTCCCCCCTATGCCAGTGAAGACTACGATTATCCCTAGTGGGTTTACTTCTCGTGTCAGTATAGCGTAGAGGTTCCAAGCTGAATGGAGTGGAACTGAAAAATACATTGGATACGGTATGCGGCTTGTTACCACATATAGTAAAACATGCACTACGGGTGTTAATGAAGCATAATATCCGACTTCAACAAACATTAAAAACATCGCTGCTTTTAACCCGTATTTGTGTTTATAATGCTCTTCTACGAAGGGAATTATAATACAGAATATGACCAACAACACTTCCCGAGGAAGCATAGAAGGAAAGATATTTTCTTGCACAGTTATACGATCCTGGCCTTTCAAACCGGCCCAGCCGTCTTTGAGGATGTTCCAGAATCCTGGGGAAAATTGTGCACAACTTGGGTCTTTCCCGCCCAAAGTTAAGAAGTTCAATAACTCTCTCAGAGAGTAAGTTCGAGTTTCATAACATCCACTCGCATACCAAGTAGCCCAGCTGTCTCTTACAGACATCTGGCGAGAAAATGGGAAGCTAAAAACCATCAGCAAGACCAGACAGATCGCAAAGGACCACTTTACATAAAACATCTCCCGTTTTATGAAGTGTTCCCAGCTTTCTTTTAAAGTGCGTGGTTTCTTCTTTTCTTGAGCTCTTTCAACCAAAGCTGGTCGAATTAATTCTTCTTCAAATCTATAGTTATCTACTTCTTCCATTAGATAATCATAGTTATACTTGGCTATTGTCCCTCTTATTAATCTATCCAAAGTTACACCTATCTCAGCCAGCACCGTTTCATTTTCGGAGAAATCGGGATCACTCGTGATGACAACTCGCAAATTCCTTGCCGCGCTGCTGTTCATCGGATCATTGCCGGGTAAATTGACAAAAGTGGCCTTTTGGATGCCTTTTGCATGCCAATAGATCCATTCTGTTGCTTTTGTCTCTTTCAAAAGATATAATTTCATTTTCTTGAGATCTTTACTGGTTTCCGCTGTCACAATTGCGTCACGCAAATCCTTATCTGCTTGGTACTTTCTTACCTTATAGGATCGCTTACCAAAATCCTCGATAGCCTTTTGCGATTCTGAAAGAACAGAACGATAGAAGTATTGTCCTCCTAAGTTTCTCTCTTCCGTTGTCGCCCAGCGTTCTGTTGAAAAGGCAAAGTACTGGTTCACATCTTTGTACCATTTGCCTTGGAAAATTGCATACGGGGTGTCTCTATTGAAGATGTACGACTTCTGTACATCAACGTAGTCATCCTCCATATACCGCAAATCGGCATGAACTCCATAAAAATGGTTCACTCCGGCCGCTTTGCACACGGACTCCATAAAGTCACTGTGGGCTTCATAATTTTGGTAATTAAAAACTGCAACTGCGTCATAACCTGTTACTTCTAGGTATAATTCGGTAGAATGGTTGTAAAACGTAAAACCTCCTTCCTCTTGGGGTAACACCTCATATGCATTATCATGCAAAATATTGGTGGAAGAGTGTGAACTCTCGGAAACGACGATGTCTGCTACTTTGTAGCCAGCATCGTAGGTTTCCTTTACATAGGATTCAAGGAACCATTTGGTGTGTCTATGGCCTCCGACATTCAATACCAAGACTTCCCCATCCTTCTTTAGATGGTAAAGCTTGTTCAAAAGGATCGCAGGTGCAAATTTCCCGATTTGCATCGCTGCATTGTGCACGCGTTCTGCTACACGTGGCTGACAGTCCTTGTCGTACTTAACGGCCACACCGCATTCCTCCCCTAATGTTGCCATCCATTTCTCGTTTACCGTGTTGTATTCGGCTACGTACTGTTCTGGTAGTTTGCCGAAGTTAGGGTAAACCTGTCTCATTGCTAGGCGTTCACTGGAGGTGAAAGATTTGTTTGGAGTATAGTAAATAAAATCCTCGAAATTATTTGAACTTTCGAGATCCTCACACCAGAGATCGAATTTTTTTGTTACCGAACGAGCTGCTGAGTGAAATTTTGGGGCTACTGCTGCGAAAATTTCACACATTCCTTCCTTCGGCTGGTTGTTTGGATTTGGTTCTTTTTGTTCTTCGCTCGTCGCTTCCTCCGGAACCTGTTGTTCCATCGGGGGCACTAGGTCAGACTTCGCATCCCATTGAGCAGTCAGGGATCTTTTGGATCCTTTCTCTGGTCTGTTCAGCGGTGTTTCGTCTTTTTCTAGAAATACTACTTCGACGTGGGCGAATTTGCACTTATTACCATACTTGCACTCACCTTTCTGAAAATTTTTACAAATCTTCTGAAGTGTTGTTTTCGTCGTTGACCCTTTTTCCTCCTTTTTGGAGTATTGGGTTCTTTTTGACTTGTTGTTCTTTTTGTTACTATTGTTTTGACTCATAATAGC